CATGTTAGTGATAACATTTCCTAGTGAGTCTTTAGCGATATCAATAAATCCATTTTCGGATCGTACTGGACCGTTAAAAGTTGTATTTGCCATAATTATATCCTCCTAGTTTTTTGAATACTGTCTCTAGGCCGTCGACTATACGCGTCAGTATTCTAATTAATAATTGTATAGTGATAAAATTATATATGATTTTTGTATGAAGTGCAAGGGATCCTTACAGAAATATACGATTTCAGCGATATGGCGTTTATTTAAGTAGCCACTGAGACTTGTGGAGCAGCATTAATAATTGCATTTTCTCTGTCTGCAATCTTACGTTCCTCGGCTTTAATCTCAGTAATAACACCTTTAATAGCATTATCAATTTCGACCATATTAAGAGTATATTTACCACTTTGCTCATACTCCAACTGCCACTTCAACTCCAAGGACCGCTTTTGTTTGTACAGTTCTTGTACCATCAATAACCTCCTCATAGGTTATTCTTTGTTTACGAGTGTCATACATGTCACCCGTATATTCCCACTTTATACTCTTTTCTCCAATTTTGTCAAGGATAGAGTTTTCAATAGATTTAGCGTTATCTTCTGCTTCTACTTCAAAAACAGCATAATGATCATACGCATTAATTTTTACGAGGAATTTCTTCATTTTCTCACCTTATTTAGAAATTGTGGCGGAACTATGTTCCGCCACAAAATTTTAGTTATTACGCACCTTCAACGCCGTAAATACCTCTATAGTCAGAACATCCGAAGACGTATCTTTCTCTAGCTTTGTATCTAACGTTACCAGTATCGAAATCACCTTCCATTGAAGTTGTCAATGGAGTTCTTTCAAAGTGTTTCATACCATTAGGAACGTCCGTGATGACATACCATGAATCAGAATCATTTAAGAAATGGTTCACTCTATATCCTTGAGGAATCATTCCCATTGAATTGATTGCATTGATGTCATTATCTGCTGTCTGTGTTCTACCTTGAGATTTTAATAATCTCTCAGCTTGATACTGATTAGCAGATGGAACTATCATCTTAACACCTCTCGCAGCGATTTTTAAACCTCTTTCATCAGTCATTGCAGCGATATCAATCAGTGCTTGTTCTAATGAAGTTTCGTTTAAGTCAGCTTGAGTAGTTAAAGTATTTGAACATGCTCCCTGAATCGTAGTGTGATTCGTAGAGAACAATGAAACAGCGTCACCAGTTTTAAATGTTGCTACCGAAGGTAGACCATTATTTAAAGGTACCGCAGCTTTAACTTGTTTAGCGTTAGACATAGATCTTGCTAGTGCTTTTGTGTATCTAGAAGCTAATCTATCGTAGAGGTTATCTTCGATAGCTTCTTCTGTGATTGCGAAAGCTAGCGCG